GATAAATATGAATTGAGGTTTTACAAATGAGAAAATATGAAAATTGGAATATCGGTGGTGGAATAGTAAAACAAGACGACAGATATGTTGTTTCTGATAATGTATTATTAAACAGACTTATTGTAAGTTCTACCTTATTACACCCTAATAAAAGTACAAGTGGTCATAAACACGAAGGTCAAGAGGAAGTATATATCTTTATACAAGGTGATGGTGAAATGGAAGTTGGTTATGAAAGACAATCTGTTAAGGCAGGTGATACTGTTTTAATTCCAGATGGTGCATTTCATAGAGTTCATTCCGGTGACAAAGGTTGTTATTTTATTTGTGTATTTGATGGAAAACGAAATCATTAATGTTTAAACATGAAAAAATTGATATCGGATATGAAGACCTGGTTGCTGAAACATCTAATAATGGCAGACGCTATACTGCTCCTGATGGTAATAAGTATCCTAGTGTTACTACAGTCCTAGGTATATTAAACGAAGAAGCTATTGCTGCCTGGAGAGCTAGGGTTGGTGAAGCAGAGGCAAATAGAATTAGTGGTATAGCATCTGGTCGTGGTACACTGGTTCACGAAATTATTGAAGATTATTTAAATAATAAAGACACATCTGAGTATTTACCTCACATACAACAATCATTACAAAATATAAAACCTATATTGGATAAACATATTACAAAGGTTTATGGACTAGAGGTTCCTTTATATAGTAAACATTTAGGTTTGGCAGGTCGATGTGATTGTATAGGAATATATGATGGAACACCTTCCATAATCGATTTTAAGACGTCCAGGCGTATAAAAAAGGCAGAAGGTATATCAAATTACTTCGCGCAAATGTCTGCATATGCAATTATGTGGGAGGAAAGAACAGGTATGCCAATTGTTAATACAACAATTATTATGGACGTGGATAATGAAGAACCTTTAGTGTTTAGAGAAAAGAGAGATAATTATACTGAATTATTGCTCAATACAATTAAGGAATACAATAGAAGAAAACTATTTAATAGTTAACATTTTAGTATTATTGTTTATATACATAAATTCATCACAAAACATATCTTTTATTAGTTCATAATTTTTTTTATAATTAAAGTGTTCTACACCTTTATCAACTGTAAATTTTGCTTGTGTTTTTTTAAACTTATTTTGTACTTCCCACCTTATAGGCCCAATGAGATGATTAACATCTTCTTTTTTTATACCTATATTTAATTTATTAAAAATATCATAAACCTTATTGGAATGAAATATTTCTTCATATGAATGTGCAAATAAATTTAAATGTTTTACTTTATTATAAATTCTGGCTGTATTTTCTTTTGTATATTTTATGAAGTTTTTGCATTCATTTATATCTAAAATGTCAGGATTAAATCCTAAATCTATTGCTTCATTATGATGCCAAGATAGATATTGTGATAATAAATTTTCTCTGTATAAAAATAAATGTGTACAATCATTATCAATCATTTTTAATAAACTATTAACATCAGATATTCTATCATCATATAATATTTTAATTACATAATTATCATTATTAGGTGATATGAATTCAATACCACCTTTGTACCTTATTTTTTCCAAATTATAATAATTTAAAAAGTTGAAAACCAAACTAGCTTTACCAGTTTGTGTTGACCCCCAAATCGCAAGTTTCATTATGCTGAATCATATATCGTAGGTTCTAATATTGTAGAGCCATCCTGTAAGGTTCTTTCCCTTAACGATGCATTAATACTACCTGTTGTTGCATTTTTACCTAATAATTCAAAATATATAAATCTAAACGATGCAGCAAATGTTAAATATTCAGTTCCTGCAGAAGTTGATTCAAATTGTACATCACCAATAGATGTTGGAATGCAGTCAATATATCTTATTTGTCTAGTCTGATTATTATGACTTGATAATATTGACAATGTAATATCAGCATATGATGGAGCATCTCTACTGGTTCTATCAATAGAAGTTAAATTTATATTATCCAAATTTCTACGCATCCAGTTAAACATTTCTGTATAACTATTCATATCCTCATCTAATATTACTTGACAGGATAATTCTCCAAATGTCAATGTATCACCAGGTAATGGTACAGCTACTTTTCTAAAAGGTGTTTCAACTGAAGTCATTGTCATACCAGGATGGGATACTGACTGACAGAAAAATTCTAAATTTGGATAATGTTTTCTATCAACTAACAACTTAAACGAAGTTGCCTGAAGATAGTTTATATTTGTAGTTAATGTTGCCATATTGTTATTTATACAAAAAAAAGAGGTGGCCGTAGCCACCTCAATTTAATTTAGACTTTCAATATCTAGATTATGCACCTAGGATATTGTCAACTCTGAATAGTCTGTAGTATTGGTTTGTTTTAACAGTTGCCAAACCATCAGCAGGTGTACTACCTACGAATGGGTTTGATACCATACCGTAACGAGTTTTAAAGCCAATTCTTGGTTGGAAGCTGTCTTCTGCAACCGCACGTACCATTGTTAGTGGGACGTATGGGCAATAGAATAGACCAGCATCGTAAGGGTTTGTGCCTTTATATCCAACATTGATATAATCAGTTGTTGCATATGGGTCAACATAAACCTTAGTTCTTCCGTTAAGAGTACCAGCGAATGTGTTACCTGTATCATCAACATTTAGTGCAGTTGACATTGCAGGTGAATAGTCTAGCATTCCTGAAGCAGCAAGTGCAGAAGCAACATCTGAAGAAACGATAACAAAGTTACCTTTACCTCTACGTGTTTCTTTTGCAATTACGTTAGCTTCTCTCTCGATTTGAAGAATTAGGCCTTTAAACTTCTCTACTGACCAACGGCCATCTGCGTCTGTTTGCACATCGAAGATACCATTAACAGCTGTGTTAGTTTGAAGAGCACCAGTTTTAGCTTGTGAGTTAATTGTTCTAACAACTTCCCTGTTGATTTCAGCAAGAATTTCAGTTGATAGAATGTTTGCTAACTCAGTTTCAGCATCTAGACCATGGATAGCTTTTAAGTCTTGAGCTAATTCCATTGTGTACTCTGCTTTTAGAGCTCTACTTTTTGCTGTTACAGTTGCTTTTTCAATGGTGAATCCCATGTTAGCAATAGCGTTTGATGCAGAATCACCTAGTGCTTCAGCAGAGTCTGTTGTTAGACCTTTAGCTGCTAGAGCAGTGACACGAGCATCATCAGCAGTAGAGTCAGAGTCCATATTGGCAGCTGACAGACCAGCACCATCTGATGGTTGAGCTGGGTCTACTTGTGTTCCAGAGAATCTTGTGTCTGCTTCGTTGTATAGTGCTTCAGTGTTACCTGTACCACCAGCAGTATAACGTGATTTCATTGCGAAGATTAATCCTGTAGGACCTGTCATTGGTTGTACACCGCAGATATCATATGCCATTAAGTTAGGCATAGCACGTCTTACTAGGGAAATCAACACAGGGTTCCAGTTAGCAGCAGATGTGTTATTAGTTGCTGGAGCAGCTTCAGAAATAAATCCTGAATATTGTGCAGCTTCTTCACGCATTGCCACTTCTTGGTTTTCCAGAATAGCAGCTGTTACTGCTTTTCTGTGGTAGTCTTTAATGACGCCTGCAGATTCTTCATTAAGAACCGGGCCCCATTTTTCTACCAATCTATCGTAAGATAATGGTGTTTGTGACATTATTAGACTTCCTTATTGTTTAGTCTGCTTTTTAATAGCAGAGATATATTGTGCCATAACATCAGATGTTTCGACTTCATCATCAAATGATTCATCGATATCGTCAGCTTTTGACTCTGTTACTTTTTTAGAGAAATGTGATTCTTTCACTATTGAAACTTTTTTAGAAAAAGATTCTTCAGATTCAAAATCAATATCCTCAACTAATTTTTTAAGCTTTTCTACTTGAGTGTCTGCCAAGTCTTTTGAAGCTTCACGAATAATTGCTTCTTTTTGGTAACCTTCAAGTTGTTCAGCCATTTCGATTGCTTTCGCAGTTGTTGAATTTAGTTTTTCTTCTAATTCGTCAACTGTTCCAGATAGCTCGTCAACTAGGTCTACTTTGGATTCTGGAACATCGATGTAGGACTCTGTGAATAAGTCTTTTAGACTTGTCATAAAGTTCTCTGCAATTTCTGTTCTTAAACCTTGTTGTATTGCAACTTGGTTTTCTGTCATCCAGTTTTCAACTACGTAGTTTAGATAGTTGTCGACCTTTTCAACTAGGTCAGCTTTAGTTGCATCAACTTCTGCTGATAGTTCCTCGTTGTATTTTTCTTCTAGACGGTCAATCTCATCAGATAGTTTAGATTTGATTGCGGCTTCAAAGATGACTGCTGCTTTATCTTTAAATTCTTCAGATAAAGTTGCTTCGTTGCTGATTAGTGCATCTAAATCACCAGAGAAATCAGCTTGATAGTTAATTGCCGGTTCAACATCTGTTGATTCATGTTCAACACCTTCCATTTTGTAATTATAGCCCATTGTATTCATAAGTTTCTTCATCTCTTTTGTAGACATGCCGTTCATCTTATGATACATAGCGTTAATCATACCTGCTTTTGTACCAGGTAATTTGGAAGGTTCAGCATTTGATGCATCACTTGCACCACCTGCAGTACT